ACTTGTGCCATATTAAGTCTCCTGTGCATATAAGCATTTTAGGAAAGGAACTAGTTACTTGGCTATCGTAGCTAATCTCTTGGGGTAGCAGCCATTCTGTGCTTTTTTTCCCAAGCAGCTGCTGCACCTGGAAAGCTACCTGAGTATCCTTCTAATGAGATAGTAGGTGTGCTAATCATACGAGTAGCTTTACTATTACATATAGAACACTCAGTGTATTCTGTTGTATTATCTACGTACCGTTCGTCTGTATGTTCACAAACAGTACACTTAAAATCAAGCATTATCCGCATTAAGCAACTCCTCATAGGCTTGTTCTGATACCTGTTGTAGAGAAAGTAACCACTGTAAGATATCTAGTTGACCCTTACGTTTATGGAACCCCTCAAAGTTATCAGTACTACTTATCTGGTTTGTTGCTTCATACATCTTTTCTACATCTTCTATTAGGTCTTTCCACCCTTTAGAGGACATCGTACTAAATCTTTCTTCGTAATAATCTTGTAATTCTCTATCCAAACTATTGCACCTTTACTAAAAATGTGTTATAATAGCTTTACTTATATAATGATTATACCATAAGATTATTTAAAAGTCAAGGGTTATTTTTACTATTCATTTGCATCTTGACAATTTCCCTGTTTTGTGCACTATCTACTGCTTTTAGATTAAGAGTTTTCTCTTTTAGTAGGAGATCAGCAACTTTAACACGACGTTCAAACTCTCTATCGTCACCTTGACCTGCATCTAGGTTAGTAGATAGAGCTGCAACTAGTTTAGCTTTTACTACTTCTGGTTCAAGTTGTGTTTCAACTGCAATTTGTTGTGCTTCTGCTTGTTGTTTACCAGCCTTAGTATTTAGATCTGCAGTTTGTGCTGCCACTAGACCCATTTGTAGCTGTGCTTGCTGCATTTGCATCTGTTGTGCCTGTGGATCTGGTTGTTGTGCTTGAGCTAACTGCTGTAATAGCTGTGTTTTGTTAGCTAAATTAGAAGTTTCTAGGACACCCTGCATTAAAATAGGTAATAGAGGACTATCTGGACCTAGAGTCTTCATTAAATTGATGAATTGTTGTTGTTCTACCTCACGAGCAAGCATACCTAGTGTAGAACTAGGGATAAACTTCCAATCTTGTGTCTTAAAGTGCTCAGGATCAAACTGCATGAACCTCCAAGCTGCCTTCTCTACGAATGGAATAAGGAAACTGTCTTGGAAATTTACTAAAGTACGTTTATTTTTCTTGATAATAGCAGAAAGAGCAAACGACATGTTAGCACCTTCAGGCTGAGTCTGCATTGCTGCAGTATCCATAGTACCTGTAGCTTGTAATAACATCTGTTCGAACTGTTGTGCTGTCTGAATGTTAGCTCCATCTACTGAACCAAACTTAAATGGCATCAAGATTTCTTGAGGATTACCATTAGTAAGAATAGTTTTACCTGGACGTACTTCAAACTTACTACCACGAGGTAGACGAGTAGCGTCCATAGCCATCATAGGCACGGTTGCAAGGGCTAAACTATCTAAGTGGCTACGTAACTGTGCATCAATTGCTTTCTGCATGTTGTAGCCCTTCTCTGCAACGCCACGACCCCAGAAACGATTAGGGATAGTATCATCTTGGTAAGCTACAATAGGACGATCTTTCATCATATAAGGAGATTTCTCTGCCTTAAGAAGAGAGTGTTCATTAGCAATTACTACTACTGCTTCTACTAGATCACCATACTCTTCCATTAACTCACTTACTTCACCAGACTCATCCTCATCACCAAATAAACTAACAATATCTCCATCTTCTTTAAGAGCAGATTCTAGTAGATTTTTAGGAACTAGACCGTAGTAACGTAGTACTCGGATCTTATCATCAGTATACTCTGTATCAATAAAACTAGCTTCTAGATCACTGTCTGGAGTAGAGTCATCACCTAAGTCTTTTACATCACGGTAGATACCTTGATTAATAGCTTGAGCTACTGAGTGTGCAGATACAAACTCTTCAATAGCCACACCCATAGCATCTTCAATAGAAGTAGCATTAGGATCTATAAGGAAGTTCTGAGGATTAACTGGACGTAGAGCTACTCGTACTTTCTCTACTTCTTGTACACCAATAGCAGATACATCTAAACCTTCAATAGGTTGAGTGGTAGGGTATAGTTCTTTAGTCTTCTTAACAGTAATCTCACCAATACCTGTACCATAGATAGAAGCTAGGAGGATTACATCACCTACTGCTTTACGAACCTTATTCTTCTTGAAACATTCCTTCATGTAGCGTTTCATGTACTCTACATCTGCAGGGTTCTGATCTTCCATGTCATCTTCAATATCGAATAGATAATCACCTTGACCAAAGACTGCTTCTTCTATCTCTGCTGTATGGTTCTCAATAGCTTGTTGTAGAGCAGGAGAAGTAATACGACTACGCTCTGAGTCCCTTACTTTATCTTCAGCAGCCCAGATACCACGCCATAAGCGTTCGTATTCTTTCCAATCAGATAGATAATTATCATCTCGATGATCTCGCCATTCGGAAACATTATCGTTAATCCAATCTACTAGTTTATTAGAACTCATTTTAATATCCTGTTATGTTATCTAAAGGTTCGTACTGCTCTTCACTTTCGTAATCGTGAAAGTATTCTACTATCTGTATCTGATCTATGTATGCTACCGCATCAATTAAGTCATCATGCAACTGGGAGTTAGGGAAGTTGACTAGTTGATCAATAAATTCATTGTTCCAAGCCCCATAGTTTAACGAGACCTTTCCGTGTTCAAAGCGACCTTGGAGAGCCCAGACAATTCGATCTGTTTTCTTTTGGTTACCATGTGTAACGTCATCAATCCTAAAGTAGTGATTGTGCCTACGCATAAGGTCAGTAAGGTAAGGTAATGCTGCATTCTTTAGACTCCCTTTTTCAATACCTACAGCTACGGGTTCATACTTAACAACTGCAGACATTATCTGAGAACAAGTCTCTTTAATATCCCACCTACCATGGAGTACATCAGCAATCCACCAACCACCATCGTGGACCTTGACTACAGCTATAGCCGTCTCATCAAGCTTTTTATTTTTATTACCTGACTCTCTATCCACGTTGATAAAGCCAGCCAAGTCAACTGCAACGAAATAACGACCTTCACTAGGTTCTTCTTCATCGATGTGTATCCATTCCTCTTTAAATAAATCACGACTTGCTGCTTCAAATGAAGCTAAGAACTCTTGTCTAAACGCAAAGCTAGACATAGACAACTTAGCTGCTTCAATCTCATCCTTAGGAAGAAGAGGATTATCGTAGGATGTGTAGTGGAATGATTTCCAATCCTGGTCCTTCTCTCCCTCAGAGTATTTAAATAACTCGTAGAAGTGATTCCTACCTTTAGGAGTACCAATAAATAAAGCACCACCTCGTACATCTGCTAACGCTGGTCTCAAGATCTGTTCAAACACTTGAGGCTTCATGTCAGCGTACTCATCGATCACTACATACGCTAAACCAACACCCCGAAGAGTATCTGGTCTATCTGAACCCTTAAGATAAATCTTACGTCCATTAACCAACGTCAACACCGAAGTGTTCTCGTGGGCAGATGCTGTCACATCTCGAGCTATCTCTTTTAGAAGAGACCAGAGAATATCTCTTGCTTGCTGATAAGTAGGTGCTACGTAGAACACATCCTTCTCAGTACTCTTTAGTGCTTCAATGATCAAGGTCCAAGCTGCTAGACGAGACTTACCAAAGCGTCGACCTGCTGCTACTACTTTGAACCTATGTGGATCGTTGAATATTTCTAACTGTTTATCGTGAAGCTTTACCTGAAGATTAGCCATCTATTGGCTCCTCCTCTTGTACATACTCAGCTTCTATAGGATCTTCGTTTTCTTTTATACCTACTTCACCTACGCCCATGATCTGAATAGTAATCCCCTTGTTACCCTTATTCTCTTTCTCAAAATAAGATGTAGGGATCATACGATCTATAAGCAGTTTGAGACAAGCCATCTGATCAGAGTCGTTGTCATCTAAAGCTTTGTCCATTACTTTCTTTACTACAAGAGTACTCTTACCTGTGAGCATAGCAGCAAGAATCTCTTGCGACTTAGCCTTAGTTTTCTCTGGTAGAATAGCAGGTGGAGTGTAGTCCCTTTTAGGGGGAGCAACCTTAACGGTTAACCCAAGAGCAGCTCTAATCTTATTAGTCTCCTCTCTACTTCTCCTACCTTTTCTACGAGGCTTGGTAGCCTTTGCCGTATCTAAAATTGTTTCTTCCATTTATTTAGTCTTTATCAAAGGAAATACCAGCATAACCTGAAGGATTTGTTTTAGTATAGTTATTAGCTGCTCGGTTATTCTTCATAGTCTGAAGCTTATCTGCAATATCACTAGGTACTGCTTCTTTAACAACTGGGTTTACTTTTGCTGCAGGTTTTTTTACAGGAGTTCCTGTTGATGCTGACATAGGTTTATTAGCCATTACTTAAATTCCTTTTGATTAGTTATTACCTGGTTTAGAACGTTTACGTTTTACTTCTTTATCTGCATTTGCTTTAGCCGAGATGACTCGTACATTAGACTTCTTAGTAGAACCACCAGAGTCTAGAGGTTTCTTGTGATCAGCTTGACGAGAGTCTCCTACTTTAAGCCCAGCTTCTTTACGAGCCTTGTTACGAGCAGCACGGTCTTTAACACGCTTCTTACTTTGTTCGTGTTCCCACTCTAACTCTTTTTTATAATCTCGTTTGCCGTTCGTCATGTATGGCATGCGGTATACTCCAATAGAAAATCTAACTAACTATGTAATCATTATAACATAGAAGAAACTAAAAGTCAAGTAAATTCTAAAGAAGAAAGTATTTATTTATATTTAAGAGAAAGGATATTGACTTTAGATTAGAAATATGATATAATATTCTTATATTGATCAATTAGAGAAACACTACTTCTAAAAACTCCTGTTTTAAAATAGAAAGAGATTTCTACTAAGTAGTAATGTCGCAGATCGATATAGTCTATATTACCTCCGTACTTCCCTCCATTCTTGCCTATCATAGCATATTAAGCAGAGACGTTCTATTTTACCCTTTGTTGTGTGTGTTGTGATACATCATTAAAATCCACATCAGTTATATAGGCACCCCCCCCTATACTTGTTACCTCAGCACTACCTAGTAGCGTTAGATGCTTGTGTTATGTTGTTAATGTTGAACGTGTCCGTTAGTTAAGATAGATATGTGTAGTGTGGTGCCTCTATAGATACTTAGTATGTCCCTTAATCTCTAGTTAAGTTGTTGTTGTTTAAAGTAATTTTACTGAGAGATAACTCGTTAGAGAGAACCGAAGTCCTCTAACCAACTCGTAGTGCTTACGCTGTTGTGCCGAGTGCGTTCTACGACCTTCAGCTAACTTCTGCTTGCGCATCGAAGTTTGTTACTTCATCACGACCATCGCATTAGCTTTATCTTGAAACAGAGTCGATTTGTAACGAAGCATGTAGCTAATCGCATCACCGAGCAACTACTCTGCTAGGAAGTTTAAGTAACCACCGTTATCCTTTGCCATTACCTTGTTGTAAGCGCATTCATTGAAACCAAATTGCTGCGTTCCCATGAAGTTCTCCTAAGTTAATGCAGCTGTTGCCCCAATGCGCTGATAGAAACACAAAGCCGAGTCAACATCAAGTGCTCTAGCCTAAGCATCTGCAAGAGACCTAGAACAATGTCGAAAAAGCACGCCATTGTTCTACGTCTCAGCAGCCTGCTAAGGCTAGATCACCTGACATCGCCTCGTCTTTGTGTTTCTAACAGCTGTGGCAACCGCCGCATTAACTAAGGAGAACTACCATGGCAACACAGCAATTTGATTTCAATGAATACAACAAGGTAATGGCAAACGCTAACAGCGGACTTAAACTATACCTAGCAGAGCAGTTGCTCGGTGATGCGTTAGCTACTATGCTTCGTTACAAATCGCCTCTGTTTCAAGAGCTAATGGATGCTCGTGATGAAATAACAAACATTCGTGCGCAAGCAAAGAAGTTAGCTGAAGCTCGTGAACGCACTAACGGCACAACAGCGTAAGCACTACGAGTTGGAGAGGACTACGGTTCTCTCTAACGAGTTATCTATTAATTTTAGAGAGAGTAAGGGACGGTCATATATGGGGTTGATTTCTTATGAAGTTTTGTTTATTAGTAGAATTAATAAATTCCATAGAGAAGTAGAGTTTTATATAGAAGCTCAATCTATGGGCGAAGCTATTAAGTTAGCTAATCAGAAGTTATCTAAGACATATGGGGATTGTTCCTCTTTCTCTATGAATTACATTAAGGAGATTTAATCACATGAGAGTTATAAATAAATTTACCAACGAAATTCAACCAGTAGTTGAGTTATCAGATTATCTTTGGCAAGAGGGTTGGAGAATGTTAGATAGTGAGCCTGTCAACGTTGCTATTGATGATGTATATAAAGAGATAGATATCTTTAGAAGTAGAATTAACAAAGAGCAATGGGGATATTAAAATGGAAAACTATATCTTGTTAGCTGTATTTATTATGTGCCTTTGTGGTGTGTTTGCAATCGCTGATCTTTGTGTTAATCTTATAGCTAATAGAAGGAGAACTAAAGCTAATAAGTTCTTCGACTACAAACTATAGACGGTCATAAATGGGGCAATTATTATGAAGCTATTTCTATATCTAGTTTGTGTATTAATTATACTTGTGACTCTTGACTTATCATCAAATGTGTGCTATGTAACTCTTACGGATAGGAATGGGGAACACAGTATTTTAACAGGAGAAAGGGATTATTATGAATCTCTCTAGCTATTCGACAGATACTCTTAATGAGATATACTGTCATGCGTATTTTAAGAAGTTCAAAAGACTTCCTAAAAGTAGTAGTAGTATAGACCGTAAGACCTTGATACAGTTAGTATCGAGTTTATCAACTAAGGAGCAAGTAAATGAGACCGTTTACCCAAAGTCAATTTAGGAACTTTAATTATGAAATCCCTAATCTACATCCAGACTTTAAGATGGAGATTGTAGAGGGCTACAATAGTTATGGAACAGAAGTAACACTTAAGAAGTATTATATCAAAGGTAGTGCTATAACTCTTACAAGAGATATGGCAATTATCAATGAAGAATGGTATCACATATTCTCAGTTAGTCATACTGGTTGGTATCGTGATTACAATTCAACTATAGCAGCAGCTGCTGGCTTAGTTAAGATTCGTAACAGTTGGGATGGTGAGCATGCTGTAATAGATGCTATGTATTTCAAATCCAATCCCGTTAAACTAACATCAAAGACTGGGGCACTTCGTAAAGGTATTTACAAAGCAATATCTAAACGTCTAAACTCAGAGAGATGGTGTAAGAGTGGTTACACTCATGAATTACTTAACATAGCTATATCTGCTCAACCTGATGCAATTGTTGCAGATCCTGAAATGCTTGTAATTCATATGAGCAACAACTACAACATAGAGTTATTCAAATGCCACTTGACAGGAACAGTATTACCTTATTACTTAGGTAGAAACTATGAGTTCTCTGCGGGTATTCGTATGATAAATGGTGCTCTCTCACCTACTGATTATGGATTCTCTCGTCACGAGTATCGTCACGGTTATATCTTTCTTCGTGATGACGAGTGCTTTATCCAAGGTAGAGTATACAAACGGGATGAAGTTACTATGTGTGAATGCCCTGTATGCCTCAATGAAGTGCCTGACTTATCTATCATAGATGGGGCATGCTTCAAATGTAATGAGAATCTATATAAGATACACAGCTATAGCACCAAGGTTCCTGAGCTTCTTAAGTTCAAGGCTAAGAATGTAAAACCTTCTACTGTATATCTAGGTATAGAGTTAGAGTATGAGTCTTCTGATCGTGATGTATCTAAGATCAAGGTAGGTAAAGCTTTACAAGGTCATGCCATTATGAAAAACGATGGCTCTATCAAGAATGGCTTTGAGATTGTTACTTGTCCTGCTACTCTAGACATTCACCTAGAAGAGTTCAAGAAGTTCTATAGTTCATATGGGTCTCTTGGTCTATTCCCTGACAAGAACACAGGTATGCATGTGCATGTGAGTCGCAAGCCTCTTAATGTATTTACTATTGGTAAGATGACTGAGTTCCTTAATCGTATGGATAACAAAGCATTCATTGCTCACATCGCTGGTCGTATTGACAATCAGTATGCTAGGATCACTGGTCGATCTGTTACCTTCCCATTCATTAATGGGCAACAAGGTGAACGATACAATGCACTTAACTTATCTAATCGTGATACTATTGAGTTCCGTATCTTTAGCACACCTAAGAATTGGGAAGAGTTCTCTGCTAGACTAGAGTTCTGTCAAGCATTGACTGACTACTGTCAACCAGCTCAAGTTAATATGCCACTCAAACAACTTACAGGACATCGTAGCTTTATGCATTGGGTCCTTAACAATCGTAAATCATATCCTGAATTATCTAACTGCTTGAAAGGATTCGCATAATGTGTATCGCTATTTATAAACCAGAGGGTATTGACATTCCTCAAGAAACTCTAGCTCAGTGTTACAAAGCTAACTCTGATGGTGCTGGCTATATGTTCCACAAGAATGGTAAACTGTATGTAAAGAAAGGTTTCTTCTCTTTCGCTGACTTCTGGAAATCATATCGTCGTGATAAGAAGAAAGAGTGTGTGATACATTTCCGTATCAAGACTCATGGCTTAATCAATGAGGCTAACTGTCATCCATACAAGATCAATGACAACTTTGCATTCGTACACAATGGTATGATCACAGGGTATACTGATCCTAGTAAGTCTGACACTTGGTTATTCAATGAGGATATATTGCAACCATTCGTTGACAAGTGGGGCAACTTAGGTTTATTCCAAGACCCTATACAAAAACTTATTGAGGCTCGTATCGGTTACTCTAAGTTAATCTTTATGGATAACGCAGGTAACACCAAGATCTTCAATGAAGACAAGGGGGTATGGGATAACGATGTATGGTATTCTAATTCTAGTTACAAGAAACCACCACCATATGTAGCACCACCTTATGTTCCACCTAGCACATATTATCCAACTCGTCAAGCTTCTTTGTTAACTAATCGTTACTACGATAACAAACAAACATGGGCTTACAAGAAAGAGAACATAGCACTAGGTGAGTTAGTGACTCTGCTTAGTGGACAGTATGATGCAGGTACTAAGTCTTACTTCCCTAAAGATTCTGTATGGGAGATCGTTGCAATTAATCGTGACTATTCAGTAGACTTAATGGCTGACTCAGCTGATGAGAACTCTGATGTTCCTAACTTCCTCTACAACATCAAGTTCATGGACATTGAGTTGTTAGAAGATGAGGACTATGAGGCACCAGTAGAACCAGTAGTTATTTATCCTTATGGAGTAATCTAATCATGTTAGAATTTAATAAAGGTGAAAGACTTGTAGTAACTGAAGACTTTGAGTATGATGGTACATCATTCATAGCAGGTATGACAGGCACTATCCTTAAGTTCCATCCAGATAGAGGCTATGCTGGCATAGTATCTATTGAATGGGATCATGAAGATAAGCAAAACTTCCACACATGTGGTGGTATCTGTCTTAGTTCACGAGGATATAACCTAGACGCATACGAAGCTAAGTTAGGTCCTATTACTCTAGACATTAAGACTAACCCTTTACCTGATGATCCTAGGTTACGTGGTATTGCAATCAAGATTAAACAGATGGAGACTAGATTCAAGCAACGTCAGTTAGCTAAACTAAAACAAAAGGAGCAAGAAGATGAAGTTTCTCAAAGTATTCCCGTACAAGATGGGATCGATATCAGCGAAATCACTAGCGCAGGCACTTGGGTGTCGACGAGTTCGTTCTAGTTACGAAGCAAAGCGTAGAGACATTATCATTAACTGGGGCAACTCTCGTCTATCTGAGAGTATGCCTTATGTAGAGACTGATCTCAATAAGCACAGTGCTATTGCTATAGCATGTAACAAGCTTAAGACCTTTGATCTACTGTATGAGAATGAGTATCCCTATCTACCCAACTATTGTACCAGTAGGTATGAAGCATCTAACATGCTCTACATAGCTACAGAAGGGGGCGAACGATTAGGCAAGGAGTCTATCTATTGTAGAACTTCCTTGACAAGTCACAGCGGAGGTGGTATAGTAATAGCTAAGAACACTCTAGATTTTGTAGAGGCTCCGTTGTATACTCTAGGTACTAAACATAAGTATGAGTATCGTGTTCATGTATTCAGAGAGTCGGTCATAGATGTTCAGCAAAAGAAACGTAGACTTAACTGGTCTGGTGGTGACACTGGCATTCGTAATCACTCTAACGGTTATATCTACGCTCGTGCTGACATAGACTATCCAGTAGAGATAGAGCAAGCTGCTATACAAGCAGTTAAACTACTAGGTCTAGACTTCGGTGCAGTCGACATTGGTTATCGTGAACGTGACAACAAAGTCTTCTTATTTGAAGTCAACACTGCTCCAGGTCTTGTTGGCACTACGTTAGAGAAATATACACAAACTTTTAAGGAGTATGCTAATGCCTGATATCGCTATGTGTAAAGGAACTGATTGTCCTCTAAAGAATGAGTGTTATAGATTTCTAGCTACTCCTTCTGAGTATAGACAGTCATACTTTGTAACACCACCCATAGAGGATGGGAAGTGTATTGAGTTTTGGAATGCTAGGGAACAAAAGAGTTAAAGTCTATGGGGGAAAGTAACATCAGTAGCTGGGATGAGCTATGCAAGATGTTATGAGTACCCCACCCATTTACTAAAGGAGAACTAAATGAATGATGCATTAGAAATACTAGATGAATTAGATACAATATTAGCTATGAATAAACTAAGTGATGAGGAGCTAATAGCTATTATCTTTCAATATGTAGAACAAAAACGGACTGAGTTTCAACCAGCATGTGGCGAATGTGGAACTTAGTAGAATATTACATAACGTAAAAGGAAGGGGTATACCTATGAGATGTCAAGCGTGTGATTGTGAACTAAGTGACTACGAAGCTACTAGAAAGGACCATCATGGGGTCTACCTAGATCTTTGTAGTGACTGTTATTTCACTGTTCGGGACGAAGTTCCGAGCACTGCCCGTAAGGATTTAGAGACTGTTGTTTCCATTGAATCAGAGGAGATACCAGAAGTTAGTGGAAATTAGGAGAAGTTATGGCACAATTCATTAGACATCTGCCTTGTCCAAAGTGTGGTAGTAAGGACAATTTAGCTGAGTATGATGATCACTTCTTTTGCTTTGGGTGTAAGTATACTAAGCACAAAGATGACATAAAGTCAATACGTGAGAGAGTAAATAGTAGAGATAGTATCCCTATTACTAATCCGTCTAACTCTCC